GTATTGCTCCGCCTGCCATATCAGCTCCTCCAACTTCAGGAGGAGCAGTATCATCAGACAAGTCACTTAGATCGCTTTCAATGCCTGCTGAACTAATGCCTGCTCCACGTAGTTCGCCTGAGCTATCTGTAGGAATAGCCTTGCCCTTGCCATTCTCTTCAGCCCACATGCGTTCATTTTCAGCCATCTCTTCGTCACTCATACCTAAGAAGCGTTTCATGGCAAATCGCTTGCTCATAAACGGAATCTGACTCATAGTTTGGAACTGTGGTACACGCTGTCCGTCTAACTCTGCTTGACGGTAAGTGGCAAAGTTTTGTGGTGCTTGGAACTGTACTTCAAACAAACTTGAGTCAATATTAACACCGCGATCATGTAGATATAATTTAAATTCTTGATCAAAAACATCCTGCATTAGGCTTTGCAAACGCTGACAATAGTTGTTAAAACGCAGTTCTTGAATGTATGCAGTACCCACACGACCGTCATTATATTGCGCTTGACTGTCATCTGCGCCGGTTGGTAAGTAGCTTGATGGGATGCGTAAACCACGGAATAACTTGTTGGTAAAGTACTTCAAGTCATCAATTTCACCAAGGTTAGTACCACCTGGAAGCGTCTCAACTTTTGATCCTCGACCTTCTGCTGTCTGCGGAAAGAAGTAATCTTCGTTAATGCTTAATGGATTATAAGCACTGTCAATAACGTTGTTGCCGCCGCCTGTACTGCTGGGAATACGTCGTTGATGGATTTCATTTTTAACACGTTCAACAAAACTCATGGCCAAGTGACTTGGCATGTTACCCACGTCAATATAGAAAATTCTACGTTCAGGAGCACGTTGTATACGATAGATAATAATTGCATCTTCAATTAATTCTTTTTGTTTGTATACTTTAAAAATACTTTCTAACAAACTATTACCAAACGGATAGTTGTTGTCAAGGCCTTCACTTAGACTCAAGTGAATAACATGTTTAGATTCAACTGCTACTTCATTTTGACTGTTAGAAAAACGTGAACCATTAGAAGTTGGAAACGCACCAGGCTGGCCGCGAGCTGCTGCTCCGCCTGCAACAAATGCTGTTCCGCGATTGTTTGTGTTGTTAGAATTAGGATTAATCTGAGTAACAACTAAGTTTTGAAAGTTAGGATTTAAGTCACGGATAACATACTGCTCTGGGGCTTTGCCGTCACTTTCGTTTACAATAATCTTAGTAATCTTGCCCGGATCAATGTACATCCATTTCTTGTTTTCAGGATCGCGAACAAAGAACGCATCGCCGTATTTGAACACGTTACGCACAATACGGAAGATTCTAGTTTCAAATTTTTGTAGTTTACACCACTGTTGTAGATACTCCCGGAGAATAGCAATTTCACTATTTGTTGCTTTGTTTCTATAAAACAGATGGAAGGGTGTTTCGTTTTCTTTATTCTTTTGTGAGCAAAACTCTGCTAAAATATCAAGGGCAGCATTAACTTCGTTGTCCATGTCCATGGTATCATATTGCAAATACCGATCAATACGATTTGGAGCACCAGTGTATACATCGGGTAAAAAGCTAGAGTAATTTGCCTGAGCAGGGCCCGGGCGAGATGCTCCGTTTCCTATTGGACTATAGTTTCCAGATTCAGAATTAACTGAAACTGGCGTAAAGTATTTGCGCCAACTCATAGAGGTGCTCCGTTATTTTGTTTTTTCATATGTGCTTCTCTTCTTGCAAGGCTCCACGGCTTTCCTTTATGAGCAAAAGGTTTTTCTTTAATCTTTGCTAATCTCTGTTCTTTATATACAGGATCTGCCCAAATGTCTGCTACTGCTTGTCTAATGTTTTTGGCATGCTCAATAGTTTTAGGTTTACTATAATTTTCTTTATGCTCTAAGGTTCTAATTTTTCCAGTATTTTTGATAGAAATTACTTTTTTAGTTTGACTACTATGTGTCCAACCAGATTTTTGAGTGAGGCCACCTTCTGTTAAATTTTTCAAAGGACCAGTACCTAGATGCTCTCTGCCATATTGTGCTATTAGTTCAATTTCTCTATCCCATGCTTGTACCTGTGTTAGATTATCTTCTACAATAATTTTATTGAATGGCGGAACACTAACATACAGATGTTTAGCAATTACGCGATTGTTACAGCCCATACCTACATAATATGGTTTTAGATTCTCATCTAAATATGTGTAGACATAGTATCCTGTAAAATTCTTCCATGACATATGTTTTATCTCGCGTATATGTTGCTAGCGCCACTCTTTGCGGCTTTGGTTGTAGCTTTGTGACCGTCTTCACTGACTGCTATTAGTTGGCCCATCTGTTTATTTAACGAATTAAGCTGGGCGACTACATCAGACAGAGTAGATTCTTTAGTTGCTGCTTTAGCATCGGGCTTTTTCTCAGCCATTTTAGCAGCTTCTGCTTTTTTCTCTTCTGCTTGTCTTTTAAATTTTGCATCTTCTCTAGCTGCATCTGCATCAGGTGTTTTAACTTCTGGAATGCTCTGTTTGGCTGCATCAATACTTTTCATGATTGGCATGCCATTTGCGCCAAGGGTCATGCCGCCGCTCATCATGTCTGTTACACTCATAGTTTTGCTTTTTGGTGCGTCTTGAGGGGTTGTTCTTCGACTTTCTCTAGCTAGTTCTGATTTAGCTTCGTCTGCCGCTTTTTCTTTTTCATCTACGGGTGGCTTGTTCGCTGACATAGACTTAAACATATCAGGCATACTAGCTGACATAGACTTAAACATATCAGGCATACCAGCTGACGGTTTGCCCATTTGTGTCATTTCATCTGCAAGGCCTGATAATGTTTTACTCATATCAGGCATACCAGCTGACGGTTTGCCCATTTGTGTCATTTCATCTGCAATGCCTGATAATGTTTTACTCATATCAGGCATACCAGCTGACATAGACTTAAACATATCAGGCATACCAGGCATACCAGCTGACATAGATTTAAGCATATCAGGCATACCAGCTGACATAGATTTAAGCATATCAGGCATACCAGCTGTCATACCTTCAAATGTTTTGCTCATATCAGGCATACCAGCTGTCATACCTTCAAATGTTTTGCTCATATCAGAAATTGCTGACTTCATGTCTAATGTTGATTCAGGTTTTGGCATTGCCGGCATTATTTTTGCTGGCAAATCCAACAGTGATGCAGTTGTTGGTTTAGGTAGTTCTTTAGCTGTTGGTAACGGGGTTGTGTCTGGTGCAGGTAATAGTTTGCTCAACGCATCTTGTTTAGCTTGCAATGATTTTTTAAACGGTGAACTGTCTATGCCCAGTGACTCCGCGGCCGCCATTTGTTTTTCAGTTTTTTTAATTGCAACTCTTGCCTCTACAATTGCCTCTTCTTCGGTAATTATTACATTGGCACTTTCCTTAGCTATTTTCTCTAGTTTTGCAACGGTATCAACTGAATAACTTTGTAACTTGCCATTCATATCTTCGTAATAATCTTCAATCTTTGCACCTTTTGGTATCATAGCGTCGATCATGTCTTCACTCATACCTTTTACTGAAGTACCAACTACATCTTTAGCTAACTCAGCTTCTTTAAACAATGCTGCATTACTCAGTTTGGCCATAGCTAATTTAGTTTTACTATCGTCTTTATACATGTCAGATAGCGATTCAGTATCTTTTAATGCAATAGCTTCTCTAAGTTTAGCACCTTGAGAATAAGTATCTTTTAGTGTACTGTTACTAGTTTTAGTAATGGCTATCTGCTCACTGACCATTTTAGTAGTTTCTGCTTTGGCTTCTTCTCTAACAGTTTCCCAACTAGTGCCAGCATCAACTCGTTTAGATAATACTGCCTTTTCACTATCTTGTTTTTCTTTTAACGCAGAAAGTTGTGGAATGTTTTTGTAGTCATTTGAGCTAGCAAATTTACCTTTAATAACACCTTCTTCTTTAAGCTGAGCAACTGCTTTTAATCTTTCCGCAACTTGTGCTTTTTCAAGAGCTAGTAATTCTTGTTGTGCTGCTTTGCTATCATCAGATTGTACTTGTTTAGTGGTTGTAGATCCGCCACCACTAACAGAACTAATACTAGTGCTAATTGATTTTGAAATGCTAGTCAAATCTATTTTAGGAGCATCTGTCTTGGGTATTGCTCCAGCTGCTGCTCCCATAATCTTAGCAGTATAATCTTGAAGCTGACCTTTGTTAAAAATTGCTTCAGGGCCAGCTTCACCTGCTAGAATAATTTCAGGTTTTTCAACTACGCCACCAACTGCTTTTGGCTTAGCGTTAACATCAACGGTATTAACAATACTAACAAACCCTGGGCTAGAAGGTTTAAACAATCCGCCTAATGCTTCAACTCCGGCACCTAATGATTCGCCTACTGGCTTTGCTTTATCTCCTGCTACGTGAGTTATCTTATCTTTCTTTGTTTTCTCAGCTTCTGTTTTATCAAGCTGTGCATCTGCCGGCAATGCTGCTTTAATTTGTTTAACAATATCCGCCATTGCACCGGGTGTATTAGTAGCGTTCTTAGCTACATCTTCAGCAGTTACAGTTTTACCAGTTGCCTTAGATTGATCAGCTGCCATCTTTTCAAGCACTTTAAGTGTAGTGTCTGATTGCTTTTGATTTCCATTAATTAATTTATTAAATTCAATTAGATCGTTATGCAATGGAGATGATTTAGCACCTGAGCCTCCATCTTTTACTGCTTCTTCTTTTACAGTACGATCAATTCTAGATTTCTCGTATCCTTTTTTCATTGGGTCGCCAATTTCAG